GCGAATTTAATAAAAATAGGTTGTTTTACAATTTCTTCATTTTGTCTTATATGAAATTCCAAATCTTTTTCTTCAGATAAAGAAACATCATAAATATATTTGGAATGATTTAAATTAATATTATTAAAATTTGTTTCATTTAATTCAAAAAAATTATTGTAAATGGGAATATAATTTTGTATTTCATCAAAATGAAAAATATCTGGATTTTTGCATTTATCAAAAAATAATGCATTTTTACGTTTTTCGTAATTTAAATGTAATGGATTCATTTTAGCTAAATAGTATATTATTAATATCTTTTTTTAACTCAATTTTTGCGTAATATAATTATAAAAATAGAGATTTATAATTATAATGACATTGGAGTTGAAAAAATTTGATATGAAAAATATTAGTTTTAAACCGAATGAAATGAAAGCACCTGTATGCGTTCTAATTGGTAGAAGAGGAACAGGTAAAAGTGTATTGGTTCGCGATGTTCTCTACTATCATCAAGATATTCCCATAGGAGTGGTTGTAGCGGGAACAGAAGAAGGAAACGGATATTATGGTAAGATGGTTCCCAAATTATTTATTCATAATGAATATAATACAACAATTATAGAGAATGTTTTAAAAAGACAAAAAAGTGTTTTGAAACAAATTAAGCGAGAAATGGAAGCCTTTAAAAAAACAAATATTGACCCACGATCATTTGTTATATTAGATGATTGTTTGTATGATGGGACATGGACAAGAGATAAAATGATGAGATTATTGTTCATGAATGGAAGACATTGGAGAATCATGTTAATCATTACGATGCAATATCCGTTAGGTATTCCTCCTTCCTTAAGAACGAATATTGATTATGTATTTATTTTGAGAGAACCTTATATTTCCAATCGTAAACGTATTTATGAAAATTATGCAGGAATGTTTCCTACATTTGAATCATTTTGTCAAGTGATGGATCAGTGTACGGAAAATTATGAATGTTTGGTGATTAATAATAGCGCACAATCAAATAAATTATCAGAACAAGTGTTTTGGTATAAGGCGGATATACATAACGATTTCAGATTAGGAAGTAAAGAATTTTGGGAATTGAGTAAAGATATGAATTCGGATGATGAAGATGATAAATATGACCCGAATAATACAAAAAAAAGAGGACAAGGGCAGAAAATAAATGTGAAAAAAACGAAATGGTAAAATTACAATTTTTGATACAATTGATTTAGATAAGGAACGTTCATAAATGTTTTAGGTTTGATTCCATTTGTTTCATAGCCACATAATAAATGTTCTTCTTTAAATTGAGGAATGATTTGTTTAATTACCTTATAAAAGTTGTGTCTTGATAAAAATCCTAATCCAGCCAACTTTATAATATTCATATTTTTTGCTGCCATTGGATTATTTGTCAAAATATATATCTCTACTTTTTGTTTGTGCAAAATTTCAAACATATACTTCAACCATAAAAACCTTTTTTCTGAACCACAATAGTAAATAGCAATGTCTCTATCATTGATTCCGAGTTTAATGAAATTAAATGTATCTATTGGATTGCTTGGTAGAAATATACCTTCTGCAACAGATAAAGTTCCATCCCAATCAAACAACACTACTTTAGTATGAATAGTAGAATAAGACCATTTAAGTAAATCAATAGCATTGTGTAGAGAAAATCCTATATTAATAGAACGTTCACTATTTCTAAAAGAAGTCAAAAATTTTGCGAATTTATTATTTGGATGTTTTTTTAAAAAATCTTTGGTAAAATTTTGTGGGGTTGAATTCATAATTTCTCTATTTGGTTTATCTGGAATGTAAATAGCATCCACTTTGTTCAACATTGTATTAAATTGATGAATAATATCTGGTTGATTATCATAAAAACGAATAGAGATATTTTTATTTTTATATTTTACGCTCATAAAATATAAAATATTATTTGCAATTTATTTATTTGCAAATGGACCACTTTTCAATAAACTTTGTCCGTAATCCGACTTTCCAACAATAATATTATCTCCTTCAAATAATTCAGAACGAATGTCAGAAGACGTTATTTCATTTTCATTTCCTTCGTGAATATCCAATAATTTTTTTTCTTGTGTATTCAAATTATTGATTCCAATCAAGTTTCCATCATTGTCAATACTTTGTGTAAGAGTAGAACCTGATTTCTTTGCCTTCTCTATATTCTCTTCAATTGCTTTCTTCTTTGTCTCCTTGACTCTTTGTTCAAATGCATTCTTTGCAAACGCTTCATTCTTTGACTTTTCGTGCATCAATTGGTTTAATTCATCTTCCATATATTCAACTCTCCCCGTCTTGTATGCTTCCGGATCCCAAGGCATCCATAAACCAACCGGACCCACATATACATCGTGATTCGGATCAATCTCTCTCAACATTTTACATCTCATTTCTGCTTCTTCAAGAGAAGGATAAACACCTCTCACCTTAAGACCTCGGGTAGACGTTTGGAAATTATGACTTGTATTAAACAAATTTTCCAATCTCTCTTCATTTTGATCAATAAATGTTTTATACTCATCTTCAATATTAGATTGAATTAACACATCTCTTTCTTCTTTAACAAACTCATTAAAATCATTTGTCAAATCTTCAAAATTCATTTTATACTTGAAGGAAATAAAGTTTAGAAATTGTAGAGACTTTTCCATGGATTTATTAAAATCCCACGTTTTTAAAAATTCTTGGAAAAAAAACATCTCTTTATTCTTAATAATTTTTTCGGGAGACACAAAAGAAACACATACAAACTTTTGACCGGCAATAGGTTTATCTTCTTCAAGTAAATCGGCGTACACTTGTTTTTTATTTTTACTTTCTTTAGAAAAAGTCATAATATTAGTATTTTATTTTATTTAAGTAATTATTGAATTAATAATATTATTTTTTTCTAATAAAATATTATAATGTTTGATGTTTCAGAAGTTATAAAGAGAATCATAAAGTATTTAGTGGAAGGTTTAATGGTTGCGATTGCCGCTTATGCGATTCCCCAGCGTTCTTTAAATATGGAAGAAATTACACTCATTGCATTAACTGCTGCGGCTACCTTTAGTATATTAGATTGCTATGTGCCAAGTATAGGAGTCTCTACAAGAACTGGTGCCGGATTTGGAATCGGTGCGAATATGGTTGGATTTCCTGGTGGTTTAGGAATGTAATTGTTTGTAAATAACATATGTAATTTTTATATGGGAGGAGGATTATTTGGAACGCCATTATATTTAAATATAAAATGTATTATTTTTTCAGTAATTATTTTAATTATTTATTGGTTACCCCATCCAAGCACGATTGCACATAATATCGTAATGGGATTTTTATTAACAGTGTCTGCATACATTGCTTTAGCATGGTATGATGTGTTGTATAGTTGTAATGATAGATTAAAAGCAACCTTATTGGGATGGTTATCAAAGTCGTTTAAACCGAAAGAATATTCAGAAAGTTATGATAAACTCCCATTGAAATATAAAAAAATAATAAGATATGTTGATATTTTTGTTTTAATTATTATTTTCTTTACATTTTTGTATCCATTTTTTTTTACATAATTATTTACGAGAAAATTTCATAATATATGAATGTATATTATTAAATAGTAGGAATAAATTCCCAATTTAATTCAAAACAAATTTTACTCCAAATAGTATCTTGTTCTATTAACTTTTCTCTATCTTTTAGTAAAGGAATTTCTTTTAAATAGGCGGTTTCGCCAATCAATTCAAACAATTTATACAAAACATAATAATAATGAAGAAAATTAACTCTGTAATCAGGACAATGTTTTGCATAAGGATATTGAATTTCAATAAAGAAATTACATAATGTGTCTTCTAATTCTTGAGAAATAATAGGAGGACGAATGCCTAATTTATCTCTGATAAAGTTAATATGTTCATAATATTTATTGTATCCTAATTTTTTTAATAATAATTTGGTATCGTTATATGTTAAAGAATGTATATCTATTCTTTCTTTTTTGATTTGATTTTTTAGTTTATTAATCACTTCTACGGGTATCAAAGTGGTTTGTTTACCTTGATGTTGTGCCAAAATTTCTTTAAAATGATTAATTTTTTTATAAGCATAAAAACATACTTCTTTAGGAGGTTCTTTATATGAAGGTTTATCATTTTCAATTAAATATTTGATATTACGAAAACATACATTACAAATTAAAACGCCTTCATCATCCATAGGTATTAGTTCGCCTTTAAAACAATAATTGCAAATGTCGCTTTGTTGAACAAATTCATCCATATTAAGAAAAGAATCATCAATATTACTCAAGTATTTAGAAAAAATATTATTTGTTGAATCCATTTTTTCAGAAGAATTGTTTATTTTAAAAAAGCTATTTAGTATTGTATTTTTATTTGTAATTTCTCCTTGAGAGATTTTCTTTTTATTTTCAAAATAATCAAATATATATTTAGAATTATCCAGAAAATAATTTAATTTTCTTTTTTGTAAAATTTGTATATTTTTTTTTAATTCAGAAATATTATCTTTTATTTCCATTACTTGTTCTATTTGTAGTGAATTTTTTTCTTTCTCATAAGAATCTATTTTTTCTTGCAATAGAGAAAGTTCAAATTTCATTTGTGGAACTTTATCATTTTCATCTTTTTCAAACGTATTTAGAAATTCATTATGTTTTACATCAAGAGAAAAATTTTGTTTATTATCATTTTTTATTTTTTTTACTGATTTTGGTTTAAATTTTTGCATATAATAATTATTTACATATTATTTAATTAATTATTAATTTAAATATATATATCAATAAGTTAAAACGAAAAAATAGTTATTGTAAAAATATTAATGGAACTGAATATTGTTTTAGAAAACGGAAATAACATTTCAATAGAAAATATAAAATTTCAAAAAATGTTATTCATATTTAATGCTGTAAACAATGGATGGTCAGTAAAAAAAGAAAAAGATTTATATATATTTAAAAAAGGACACGAAAAAAAAAAAGAGTATTTTAAAGAAGATTATTTGTCTTCTTTTATGGGTAAAAATTTTAATATAGAATCATTATTATCAAAATGATAATAGTAAATGTAACAAATATAACAAATATTATTATATTATCATCACACACAATAACATAATAATATTAAAAATTATATATTTTGAGTTGAGTTAAAATATTTTATTTTAAATTAAAAATCAGAATTATTTTCTTTAGCAATAATATAACTATGGGTGGTGGTTTAATGCAATTAGTTGCCTATGGCGCACAAGATGTATACCTTACTGGAAATCCTCAAATTACTTTTTGGAAAGTTACTTATCGTCGTTATACTAATTTTGCGATTGAGTCCATTGAACAAACATTTAATGGACAAGCCGATTTTGGACGACGTGTTACTTGTGTGATCAGTCGTAATGGTGATTTAGCATACCGAACTTATCTTCAAATTACTCTTCCCGAAATCAATCAGTACATGGGAAATTCCACTTCTCTTGCTATGGGACAACAATCTGTTTATGCAAGATGGCTTGATTTCCCAGGTGAGCAGTTAATCGCGCAAGTTGAGGTTGAGATTGGTGGACAGCGAATTGATCGCCAATATGGTGATTGGATGCATATCTGGAATCAGTTGACAATGACTGCCGAGCAGGAGAGAGCTTATTTTAAGATGGTTGGAAATACAACTCAAATGACTTTTATTACAGATCCATCATTTTCGGATGTAGATGGTCCTTGTGACTCTGTTGCACCACGTCAGGTGTGTGCGCCTCGTAATGCTTTGCCCGAGACGACCCTCTATGTTCCTTTCCAATTTTGGTTCAACAACAATCCTGGGTTAGCCCTTCCTTTGATTGCTTTGCAATACCACGAGGTGAAGATTAATTTAGATTTACGTCCGATTGATGAGTGCTTGTGGGCGGTGACTACGTTGTCTTGCAACAACCAAGGTTCTAATCCCAACTCTCAATTGCCAATTGGTTCTACCGTTTCGGCAACGATTGCTTACAATCAGTCATTAGTGGCAGCTTCTTTGTATGTGGATTATGTCTTCTTGGATACGGATGAGCGTCGTCGTTACGCCCAAAATCCTCACGAGTATTTAATTACCCAACTTCAGTTCACGGGAGATGAAAGTGTGGGTTCGTCATCCAACAAGATTAAGTTGAATTTTAATCATCCTGTGAAGGAGTTGATTTGGGTTGTCCAGCCTGATCAGAATGTGGATTACTGTTCATCTCTCTTATGTGATTCTTTGTTGTTTAAGGTGTTGGGTGCACAACCGTTTAACTACACGGATGCAATTGATGCTTTGCCTAACGCGATTCACGCTTTCGGAGGACCTCACGAAGTGTCTGCCGGAAACTATATTGATGCACGAGGATTGTTTGAAGATGCAGGTGCGGACGATGCTTGGACTCCTTCTAACTTTACTGGATACTGGAACGGACCCAATGACCCATACAACGAACCCAATCTTGGAGGTGCAAATGTTCCTATTAATCCTAACTTGGCAAACAACAATGCTTCTCTTGAAGCAGCACTGGCAGGCATTGGTGTTGGAAATGTCAACGGTATTACCGGAGCACAAATCCCTGTGAGTCGTGGAAACGGATATGGTGGATATGGATCAACTCCAGGTACTTTGACTCATGCGAATCACAACGCCAATTCCAGTGTGTCGGATGCAGGAACTTTTGTTCTTTCTGAAACCTCATTGGATATGCATTGTTGGGGACAAAACCCTGTGGTGGTTGCCAAGCTTCAACTCAATGGACAAGACCGCTTCTCTGAGCGCGAGGGTTCTTATTTCTCTTGGGTTCAACCATTCCAGTGCCACACTCGTGCGCCAGATGAGGGAATTAATATTTACTCATTTGCACTCCGCCCTGAAGAGCATCAACCTTCTGGCACTTGCAACTTTTCAAGAATTGATAACGCCACTCTTCAGTTGGTGTTGTCTAACGCAACGGTTGAGGGAACCAAGACCGCCAAGGTGCGCGTCTATGCCACCAACTATAATGTGTTGAGAATTATGTCGGGTATGGGTGGTTTAGCGTATTCAAATTAAGAGGTTTGGGAGTATTTATGTGGTTTATTTATATATAAAATATTAATAATAACTTAAATAGTTCATATTATACAATATATAATATGAATACAAATAAAATTTATTTTATTCTCAATGAGGATGGAACTATCAATCATACCAGTATGAAACCAGAATATTCAACCAATACTGAATTTAATTGTGGAGAAATAAAATATAATGGAAAAACATATCTTGTTGATAATGAAGACATGTGTAGAATTGTAAATTCCACAAGAAAATTTGTATTTCTTTCCAATGAAGATTATCCATCTTATGCATCTAATTATAGACGAATTACTTATTTGGATTTTATTTTTGCAGTAAATAATGAAACAGCCTATTTTGAATTTATCAATAATAATAAAAATGATTTGAGAAGAATAAATGTAAATATATATCATTATGTACACAAAATGATTTCAAATAAATATAATGTATTGGAATATATAGAAGGACATTTTCAAACAATGGGACAAGACGCAAATATTATGAAAAATCCCATTTGGAAAATATTAGAAAACGAAAAAGAATACTTGTTAATGTATTGTGAAAAAGATACTATTTGTAAATTATGTCCAATTAGTTATCAAAAAATTATTGATTATGAAATAAAAGAAAATAATGGAAAAAAATTAACATGGTTTAAACAACGGAACGGATATATTATGAATAGTTATAATATATACATCCATCAAATTATTATGGGATGTTATGGAAACGGAAAAGGAACAAAGTTAATTAGTGTTGACCATATTGACCAAGACCCATTAAATAACTCTTATGAAAATTTAAGATTGGCTACCAGAAAAGAACAAGAAAATAATTGTAAAGGAATTAAAGATGGAACAAAAAGAGAAAGAAAATCATCTGCACAATCTTTACCAGAAGGATTAACACAACAAATGATGAAAAAATATGTAGTGTATTATCAGGAATGGTTAGATAAAGAACATACAAAACAAAGAGAATTCTTTAAAGTAGAGAAACATCCAAAACTGGATAAAACATGGATAACTACCAAATCTGGAAAAGTTTCTCTACTTGATAAATTAAAACAAGCAAATAAGGTAGTGGACGATTTAGAAAATAATATTTATCCTGTAAAAGAAGGAATTATTTTACCAAAGTATTTCTCT